TAATGTTGTATAGAAAGTAGTATTGTCTGGTGTATGAGATGCTTGTTCTGAACTTGTAACAATAGCTGCATCTGCAATCTTACCAATCGTTACAGCATCATCTGCTATCTTTGCAGTAGTTACATTAGTATCAGCTATCTTTACTGTTGTAATTTGTGAGTCTGCAATATGTGCAGTATCAATACTGCCATCTACATAGTGTTCTGAATCTATACTATCATCTGCAATCTTACTTCCATTAACTGCATCTGCATTTATTTTAGCAGTTGTAATTGCATTATCAGGAATTTTTGCAGTCGTAACATTATTGTCAGCAATCTTTGCAGTTGTTATAGCATTGTCAGCTATTTTAGTTGTTGTAACTGCAGCAGCATTTATCTTTGCTTCTGTAACTGCATTAGCATTTACTTGTGAAGCCTGGACAGCATTGTCTGCAATTTTAGCATTTGTTACTGCATCATCAGCAAGTTTAGCAGTTGATACAGAACCATCTGCAAAATTACCTGATCCAATAACTCCTAAAGGTATTGAATTATTTGTAGCACTTAATACTGCAATAAATATTCTTAATGTATTTGTTGAAGAACCTAAATTACCACTATCAAAAGAAGCTGTGATTGATTGTAAAGTACCATTGTTAGATGATGCTGTAATTGTTCCATAAACATAATTACCATCTGCTTTTAAAACTTTTAATCTTCTATTAACATGGTAGATCGCAGTAATATCTACACTACTTGCTATAGTAAATTGAGTAGTTGAAACCCAAGCTGGAGTATATGCTCCATCTCCATCACCATATTCTACCCATTGGCTATCATTAAACCACTCTCTAGTGTTTTTCATTAATGCTCTTATTGCATTATTTAAATCACTAGGAAGCATACCCTCTGCTGTATTTATTCCATTCAGAGAAGTATTACTTGCTTGTGTAGTTGAATAATCTTTAATACCTGCCATTTATTTTACTCCTAATTCATAAACCAACTAAAAGCTTTATCGCTTTCAGTATTATTTTTGTTAATTAATGTATTTACAGCTTCTTCTACTTGTCTTTGAAAAAACTCTTGTAATTCAATTGAATATCTAATGTTGTCTATATCTATTGTATCAGACATTATCTATTGCCACCTGGAGTTACTGTTAAATCTATTCCTTGTGCATGACTCCAAACACTACCTGCTGGAATTTTTACATTAGCTCTAACATATCTACCTGATTGTCTTACTGGATTTATACCAGAGTCATTCATGGCACTTGTTGCTGATGTTGTTACTGCATCTGCTAATTTTTCTCTTGTCTTAACTGTTACATTTGCAACAGCATCTACAATTGGTCTAATACCTGTAATGTTACTTCTTGAGCCTTTTATTATTTCAGCTTCTTTAGTTTCAAGTTCTGCTTCTAAATTTGTACCAGAAAAAATAGCTGCTTTAAAATTTTGATCAATAGCACCTAATCTTAAATGACCTACACTCCAAAAAGGTGTATCTAATGAAATATTAATTTCATCTAAATTTTCAGAAATTAAATCCATTAACTCAACTGTGTTAAAGCTAACAAACTGTTCAAAAATTTGTGATGCTTGAACATTAGCAATTGTCCACTTTTGAGTTACATAATTATAGATTAATAAACGATCACAAATACCAGTAGTATTTCCTGGATTGTTTTTACTAGGATATAACCATATCGCTAAAGTATTAAAAGGATCTACTGCTGCTGTTATTCTATCTGTAAATGCTTTGTTTAAATCTAAATCAAAAAATCTATTTACTTTTTCTGCACCTATCGGCAATATTTGGTCGCCATTGATTTGAAAGAAACCATCGTCTGCATAAAAGAAAACTTGTCTGTTGTCCTGGCAAACTGTTTGACCATAAACTGCACCTCTATTAGGTGATATAACTGAAAATCTAAAAACAACATTTCCACCTACAAAGTCCATTCTAGTTATTTGATTTTGTCTAAAAACATAACCAACCTCACCAGAAGTTATTGCAACTACTTGACCACCTGATCCAGGTAGAACTTGAGTATCTGATGAGCTAACACCAGCTTCCCAAACTGAAATATCGTTAATACCTGACCATGCAACTTTATTTTTTGCATTTTCAATATTACCAGTTACTAAAAAATCTCTTATAACACCACTTACTCTAAACTTTGATGGTACTGTTCCTGCTGATGCAATACTTTGTAGTGTTGCAAAGTTAGTTGATGTTCCCATTAAATAATACATTGGTGGATTAACACCATTACTTGCTATTATGTATTGTCCAAATTGAGTAAATGTAAAAAAATCTGTATCTCCACCTGATATTGTTAAAGAACCTTTAACACTTGTAAATGTACCAGATGTTAATTTATAAATATTATTTTTTGTACCTACAAAAGTAAATACTGCATTTGTATTATCTCTAAAACTACCTGCACCTTTTGCATTTTGTGTTACACTTGATGCACCACTATAAGGTACTAATCCTTTTACAGGTTTATATGAACTTTGAGCATGATAAACATTTGTTGCTACTGTTGCACCTGGATTTAAGTTGTCTGGTTGGTCTGGCAACCACTCACCAAAAGGTAATTGCATATTTATTTCCTATTATGAAGTTGAAATAAATGGAGATGCTACTGAAGTTACAGTTCTTACTTGTAAAGGACTTCCATTATATTCATCTTCTCTATCGTTAAGTTCTAATCGTTCCATAGCTGTACTATACATTAGCTGCCAAGTTTGAATTTGTTGTGGATTAATACCACCTAAAAAATTTGCAGCATGAAATAGTGAACCATATAAATATATAGCTGGATGATTTGTTAAAATAAAATTAGTTGCAACAGTTGAGCTTAAAGCTGAAAATCTTTTATAAAAATTAATTACTGCTGTGTAAGTTGCATCTGGTTTTGGAGAAAATCTAAATGTGTCTCCTAAAATTGTATATGTAGTTGGTAATCCAGTAGTTGATGTTCCACTTGTAGTGTCCATTTGAGCTGGAGTTGTATATGTAAGTGGAACTTTTGTTTGACCATTTAAAATATAAAAATCTCTAATTTGTAAAAAGTCTGTAGGTAAAGCTGCTGTTTCTGCATTAACAGTTACATTAGCTTGAGAAATCATAGCTCTAACTCTTAATTTAGAATTAAAGTCAGCTTCTGCTAATTTAATAAAATCATCTGCTATTTCTGTTGTTAAATCTGATCTGTTTAACCAGTTAGCAAGTGTTGCTTTTAATTCTGTGTAATTTGTTAATGCCATTATAATCTGCCCTCTGATGTTCTAAAATATTTAAATTCAGAACTATTTAATTTTTCTCTTAATATTTTTTTTTGTATATCTTTTGGTAATTCAAACCAATTACCTTTGTTTTGATCTTTGTGATATTCCTTACACCATATTTCAAGAACCACTACTGGTATTGATGCAATTCTTTTTAAACTTCTATCAGGACTATAACCATCATTTTGTGTAATTAGTCTTTTGTTATTTTCTAAAATAGGCTTAACATCTAATGATCTTTTTTGAACAATACCATCTGCACCATTATCTAAAAATGTTTCAGTAATATGTTTATCTGTTTCTTGACTTATTTTTTTCATTATCTGCCTTGACCTTTATAACGACTTTTTTTTGCCATTCTTTTTTCAGATTTATTCAAACTTTTTTTATGTACTCTAGGTCTTTTTTTTGGTTTGGGTCTAGGTACAAAATGAACAAACTTTTGCCTAGCCACTAGCCACCCATTTCAGTAACAGAAATTTTGTTACCAGATGAACCTATACAAGCACACTTATGATTTGGAGAAACTTTAAAAATTTCTGGTTGATCTGCAGGTATAAAAATACTTGTTGCTGTTGCTACAGGTGCTGCACCAAAAGTGATGTGAACATCTGAATCTGCACAAACTCTTACATATTGTGTTGTTGAAGCGAATGTACCAGTAGCTGTAGAGTTAGTATTTGTTAAACTAACATGATGTATAGTTCCTGGTCTTAATCCATAATTAAAACTCATATTATTTTCCTTTATTTTTTATATTTTACTTTTTTGCCTTTTTTCTTTGCATAAGACTTTGCTTTTTTCATTCCTGATTTAGAATATGAAAACTTTTTTTTTCCTACCATTGGCATAATTTATTTTTCCTTAATTGGTATTTGTGGGAGAAATATCGCTAGACAGGATCTCCCACAAAATCGTTAATTATCTTCTTATAACAAAAGTTATTTCCATTTTAGAAGCATTTGTTGAACCACCATTAGTGATACATTCAATTGCTCCATCTTCTTCAACTCTGTTAGCAGCAGTTGGTTCTGCTGTTGCTATTCTACCTGCAGATCCAGAAGCTGTATGACTTATAGCTCCACCAGTAACTGCAACACCACCTATTTCAAAAGAGATAGCTGCTGTTCCTGTAGTAGTTGCTTTGTTGTGTGTAATAATTTTAATTATTCTTCCACCATCAGGTACACATACAAATGTAGATGATGCTGTTGATACATCTGGAATTGCAGATGTTATAAAATAATCGTTAAGTGTTCTCATGTTATTTTCCTTTTTTGTATTGCTTCGTTCCGAATTAAATCTTCAAAGACCAAACAAAATGTTAATGAATATTGTGAGGGAGTAAAAAACCCCCTCACAAAAAGTTTTATTATGATGTAGTTAAATCAAATATACCACCTGATGCTTTTTCATTCTTAGAGCATAAAGTGTATTCAACTAATAGAGCTTTCTTGTCAGCGTCTCCAGTTTTTGCTAGATCAACCATTTGAAAGTCTCTAAGGTATGCAGCAGACCACATATCAGGAGAAAGAACATAAGCTGATCTTGCTCTTGAAAATCTGTTCGCTACAACTTGTAATGCACCGAAATCACTTTCGTAAACATCAATTGCAGAAACTAAT